AAGGCCAAGCCGGCGGAGCCTGTCGACGACGAGTCGCAGGTCTCTGACAAGACTGCGGCCAAGCAGGCCACGCGCACCGCTGCCAAGGCGTCGCTCGCCGTTCCTGGCGACCAGGCCACGGCGGCGGAGCACCAAGGCGCGCGTGACGCCCACAAGACGGCTGCCGATGCCCACTCGAAGGCGGCCAAGTCGAGCACGAAGCCGGAAGACATCGTGATGCACACGGCCACGGCCGCTTACCACCGCTCCGCCGCGGACGAGCACGACCAGGCGGCTACTGCCGCGCCCGCCGCTCAGCCGCCCGCCGGCGCACCGGCCGCTAAGGAGTGAAGCCATGAAGGACCTGTTCTTCCAAATCACCAAGGTCGACGAGGAGAAGCGCCTCGTGACGGGCCAGGCCTGCGCCGAGACGCCTGACCTGTCCGGCGAGATCTTCGACTACGAGACCAGCAAGCCGCTGTTCGAGGCGTGGTCCGCCAAGGTCGCAGCCGACACGGACGGCAAGAGCTTCGGCAACGTGCGCTCGATGCACTCGAACGTGGCGGCCGGCAAGGTGGCTCAGCCGCTAGGCTTCGACGACGCCAACAAGGCCATCAACGTGGCCGTGAAGGTGGTCGACGACAACGAGTGGGAGAAGGTCCTCGAGGGCGTGCACACCGGGTTCTCGATCGGCGGCAGTTACGTGAACAAGTGGAAGGACGCGGACGACGCGAAGCTCACGCGCTACACGGCTAACCCAAGCGAGATCAGCCTCGTGGACCGGCCGTGCGTGCCTACCGCGAAGTTCTTTGACGTGGTGAAGGCGGATGGCTCTGTCCTCCGCAAGGCATTCAAGGAGAAAGAGATGGAACACGAGCAGGCGGTCACGGTCGACCAGCTCACTGACGAGATGGCCGCCATGCTCAAGGCAGGCGACCTGAACGAGGGTGACATGCTGGCCGCAATCAAGAAGGCCCTCGAGGACAAGCGCCTCGACGACCTGGCGTTCGGCAAGAAGGACTACTCGGACGACGAGCGCTCGAAGATGGCCGGCTCCGGCGAGGCGCTGCCAGACGGGTCGTTCCCCATCAAGGACGGCAAGGACCTGCACAACGCGGTGCAGGCGTTCGGCCGCGCCAAGGACCCTGAGAAGGCGAAGGCCCACATCAAGTCCCGCGCCGAGTCGCTCGGCATGAGCGACCAGCTTCCGGACGACTGGAAGGAAGGCGAGGCCGAGAAGGTCGCCAAGGCGGCGGCAGTGGCCACGGCGGCGCAGATCACGACGGCCTCGGCGACCTCTACCAGCGAAATGCCTTCGGCGCAGCCCGGCCAGGCCGACAACATGACGGCCAACATGCCCACGGGCGAGAACGCGACGGTGACGCCTCTCGAGGCCCCGGCCGTCGGCGCGATGGTGCAATTCACCTTCGGCGAGGCGAGCTTCCAGGGCAAGCTCACGGCGATCAGCAGCGAGGGCGCGGAGGTGGAGACGTCGACCGGCTGCTACGTCGCGACCAAGCCGTCGTTCTCGCAGGGCGAGCCTGGCTCGGGCGTGGACTTCGCCATGACTGGCGAGATGAGCCGCAAGGCGCTGACGACGGCCGACCTGTCCAAGGCCGCCGTCGTCGCGCTGCGAAAGGGCATGTACGGCGTCAGCTCATTCGCGTCCATCCTAGGCTCCATCCACTGCCTCCAGCAGGACACGGAGTGGGAGGCCGCATACGAAGCCGACGGCTCGGACATGCCGAACAAGATCAAGGCGTGGATGAGCGAGGGCTGCGACCTGCTCCGCGCGATGGTCGAGGAGGAGTGCCGCGAGCTGGTGGCCGATCCCGACGGCGACGGCGCGGTCGACGCGTACTCCATCATGCTGGCCGCGCCGGCCGGCGAGATGGCCAAGTCCGCCGCGATGGCCTCCGCCATCATGCTCAAGGTGGCGCAGGGCCCGGACGAGCTGAAGAAGTTCGCCGAGCGCGTGGACGTCGCCAAGGCCCTGCAGGGCAAGGTCGACCGCCTAGGCGCCGACCTCGAGAAGCAGGCCGGAGAGGCGGCATCGCTTCGCAAGCAGCTGAAGGCGGGCGAGGAAGAACTCGGCAAGGTCGCGAAGGAGCGCGACGAGGCCGTTGCGAAGGCCCACAAGATGGAGGCCGAGCGCAAGGCTCCGTCGGTCATGTCCGTGCCTAAGGGCGCAGACGTGTTGGACGGAGGCAGTGCAGCGAACAAGGTGGAGCCCGTCAAGGACTCGTTTGGAAAAGTGGATGAGGCGGCGACGGCCTTGAAGATGTCGCTCCGCAGCCCCATCCGTGTTGTCAACCCTTGAGAGCGCCAGGCCGACAGGTTCTGGAAATTTTTTAACCAACCCCTAGCAACGCAGTAGCAGACCCAGGAGATTTGAGATGGGCAACGTAACGCAAGAAACGCTAGACGCTCTCAAGGCCGCACAGGCTAACCCGAGCGCAGAGCTGGCCAAGGCTAACACCTACGCCCAGCCAGGCGGTGCCACGACAGGCATCAACTTCTACGACCTGGAGATCGGCGCCAAGCTGCTCTATCCGGTCCTCACCCCGCTGCGCAACGAGATTCCTCGCGTGAGCGGCAAGGGCGGCATCCAGGCCAACTGGCGCGCCGTCACGAAGATCAACACCGGCAACACCCGCGCCGGCGTCTCCGAGGGCAACCGCGGCGGCATGGTCAACGTGGCCACGCAGGACTACACGGCTGTCTACCGCGGCCTCGGCCTCGAGGCCGCTGTGTCGTTCGAGGCCGACTACGCCGCCGAGGGCTTCGACGACGTTAAGGCCCTGGCCGTCAAGCAGCTCCTCGAGTCGCTGATGATCCAGGAAGAGCTCACGCTCCTGGGCGGCAACAACTCGGTAGCGCTCGGCCAGACCGGCACGCCTTCGCTGACGGCAGCGACAACGGGCGGCTCGCTCGCCTCCGCGACGTACTCCGTCATCTGCGTGGGCCTCACGCTCGACGACGTGGTGAACAGCTCGGTGGCGCTCGGCATTTCCGCCCAGATCAGCCGCACGAACACGGACGGCAGCACGGACACCTTCGGCGGCGGCGCGGCCAAGCAGTCGGCCAACGCCACGGTCGCGGTGACCGGCCCGAACGGTTCCATCTCCGCGTCGGTCGCGGTCCAGAGCGGCGCGGTGGGCTACGCGTGGTTCTGGGGCGCAGCGGGCTCGGAGCTGCTCGGCGCGATCACGACCATCAACTCTGTCGTGGTCACGGCGACGGCGACGGGCACGCAGACGGCCGCGTCGCTGGGAACGGCCGACAACTCGCAGAACAGCCTCGTGTTCGACGGCCTGCTTTACCAAGCCTTCAAGTCGGGCAGCAACTCGTACGTCTACACGATGCCCACGGGCACGGCAGGCACGGGGACGCCCCTGACGGCAGACGGCGCGGGCGGCATCGTCGAGTTCGACCTGGTGCTGAAGTACCTTTGGGACAACTATCGTCTCTCCCCGACGAAGATCTACGTCTCGTCGCAGGAGCAGACCAACACGTCGAAGAAGATCCTGGCCGGCAACAGCAACGCGGCCCAGCGCTTCGTCTTCACGGCTGACCAGTCGAGCATCGGCGGCGGCGTCATGGTGACGTCGTACCGGAACAAGTACTCGATGAACGGCGCGGTGGAAATCCCGATTGTTCTCCACCCCAACATGCCCGCGGGCACGGTGCTGTTCTTCACGAACAAGCTCCCCTACCCGCTGAGCAACGTTGCCAACGTCTGCCAGGTCCGCGCCCGCCGCGAGTACTACCAGATCGAGTGGCCCATCAAGAGCCGCAAGTACGAGTACGGCGTCTATTGCGACGAAGTTCTGCAGCACTACTTCCCGCCATCCATGGCCGTCATCACCAACATCGCTAACGGCTAAGGCCGGAGGCGAGTAGGCACCCGCTTGCCAGCGGCTTTGCCCCTAGGTCAGCGCACCGACCTAGGGGTCTGTTTGGACAGGAGCATTGCCATGAAGGTCAAGTTTCCGGAGCACGTCACCTCGGCCAGCCACGAGGGCGTGACCTACGAGCCAGGCGAGGACGGCACGGTCTGCATCGAAGACCACCACGCCAGGGCCATCCACTTCTTCCGCGAGCAGGGCTTCGAGCTGTTCCACGACGAGCCCCAGGCCGAAGAAGACCAGGGCGAAAATGGAGGCCAGGAGGACTCTGGCGCCGAAAGCAGCACGGCTGAGCAGGCAGAGGGCTCGGAGGCCGCCGGGGAGCCGGATTCAGGCGGCAACGGCACTCAGGACCCTTCTGAGGCCAAGGCCAAGGCGAAGGCCAAGAAGGTCAAGTAAGCGAGCACTTAGTAAGAACTGGAGGAAGCAGTGGCCACGAACGACCTCACCACGCTGGACGATGTAAAGGCCTGGCTAGCGATAGGCCTTGGCGACTCGACATACGACTCCATGCTGTCGCGCCTGGTCACGGCGTGCTCGACCACGATGCAGGCCTACATGAACCGGATCGTGGCCGTGACGGCCTACTCGACCACGTTCAGCGGCGACGGCAAGGACCACAAGATGGTCCCAAACTACCCAATCCAGTCGGTCACGCAGGTGACGGTCAACGGCGTCGTGGTGCCGCAGGGCGTCGCGCCCACGCCGACCGCCTCGCAGCAGAGCGGCTGGTTCTTCGACGAGGACACGGTGTGGCTCTCGGGCTGGCGCTTCTGCGAGGGGCTGCAGAACTGCTCGCTGTCCTACACGGCCGGCTTCAGCCCAACGGACCCCAACCTGTCGGCGCTGGCGCAGGCGTGCATAGAGGTCGTGTCGTACAGGTTCAGGGAGCGCAGCCGCATAGGCGAGCGCAACAAGTCGGTCAACGGCGAGGTCATCGGGTTCGCGCTTGTGGACTTCCCGCCCGAGGTGATGACGCTGATGAACAACCTCCGCAACGTGGTGCCGGTATGAGCGGAATGCAGATCAGGGCGACAGTCATCGGCTCTGCCGAGGTGAGCGCGAAGTTCGCGCGCGCCGGCGCCACCGTCCACGATCAGGTCTACAGGGCGGTGCAAGAGATGGGCTTCAGGCTGCTCACGCACGTGAAGGCCGACAAGCTGTCGGGCCAGGTGCTGAACGTCCGCACCGGCCGGCTGCGCCGATCGATCAACATGAGGATGAGCGACGGGCTGGACGGCATATATGCGGCGGTAGGGACCAACGTGGTCTACGCGCGCCCCAACGAGTTCGGCGCGGTTACGAGCCCGCACGAGATCGTGGCCAAGAACGCGAAGGCGCTGGCCTTCATCATGGGCGTGAGCCAGGGCGCAGGCGGAGTCGGTCCCGGGCAGATGATGTTCCGCAAGTCGGTCCACCATCCAGGCTCGAAGATACCGGAGCGCTCGTTCCTCCGCTCGGCCCTGGCCGACATGCGCGGCGAGATCCTCGACAGGATCCAGCAGGCGCTCAACCAAGCATTGGAGGCCTGACATGGCGACGCGCGAGCAGGTATGGGTCGCGGTGCTGGCCCGCCTAGGCAACGCGGTCGGCGCCGTGACGGTGAGCCGCAAGCTCGTGCCGTTCGATCAGGTGCCGGCCGAGTCGCAGCCTGCGTTCTTCTTGGTGCAGTCTAGGGAAGAGCACAGGCAGAAGGCGGGTTTGCCGGCGATACTGACGCTGAAGGGCGACATCTTCATGTACACGAACTCAGGAGGCAATGACACGGTGATTGCCTCCACGCAGATAAACGGGATGCTCGACGCGCTCGACGCGGCATTCGCATTCGACGACGTGGCGCGCGGCCGGTGCACGCTGGGCGGCATCGTGCAGCACGCGTGGATAGACGGCGAGACGCTTATCGCCGAGGGGCAGATGGGCGCGCAGGCGGTGGCCATCGTGCCGTTCGCCATACTGGTCAACCTGTGAGGAGGCCTACATGGCTGACGAGCAAAAGCAGCAGAAGCAAGAAGGCGCCGCGGAAGTGAGCCAGGCGGCGCCCGACCTGAAGCAGATGGTCGAAGACTGGTTCTTTAATCACTTCCATCAGCAGACCGTCCTGAATCACCCGGACGTTTTTGAACGAGCGGTGGCAGCAAAGGACGAACTCCTGAAGCTGCTCGGCCTCTGAACCAAGGAGAAAGTAATGGAATACATGTTCGGCTCGGGGCTGCTCTGGGGCACCCCTCAACAGGACGCGAGCGGCAACGCGATCAGCAACCCCACGCCCGTGCTCTTCGGCACCATGCAGGACGTGTCCGTGGACATGAGCTTCGACCTGAAGCAGCTGTACGGGCAGAACCAGTTTCCGGTGGCGCTC